TGCGAAAGCAGTCTTGATCAAGATGCCAAACAATTCAGACTACGCCGGCTATATGTTCTGGCATCCATCAAAGTTAGTTCGCACAATCGGAGGTAAAGGCTATTTTAAGAGTTTTAGCTATACAGACGAATTTGAGTTCAAAGTATTCAAGCAAGGAAAGAACCGTCAAATCACTGCTGAAGTATTGTTATCTACTGAAGAGATGGAAGAGGCTTTTGAAGTTGTGAATACAAAACTTTCAGAGAACGACGAGAGCTATCTTGAAGTTACTGAGCCTGAAAAAATTGACAAGGAAGTAGAGATCATTGAGGAATTAAGAAAATGAATAGGGAAGATTTATTATACGAATTAGAAGGTTTGATTGAAAAATTACAACATACTAACGAGAGAAAGGAACAATACATTGACCTATCAGATGAAATCGAGGATTTGATAAAGCAATTAGATGATGAGGGGAAAGAAGAACTACTTACCTCTCTAAAAGATGAAGAAGACTGGGTTTTAGAGGTTGTGAGAACACTATGCGATTAACAGAGCAACAAGAGGAAGCGTTCCAAAAATTCAAGGAATTGCGAGTTGGCGCTTTATTTATGGAGCAAGGAACGGGCAAAACTAGGGTCGCTCTTGATCTCGTTAACGAAACAGACAGCAACCTGGTACTATTCCTTTGCCCTTGTTCAACTAAAGGTAATCTACAAGCAGAAATTGACAAATGGGGTATCCAAAAAGAATACTACATTTTTGGATATGAGACTGTGGCATCCAGTGACACAACCTATTTGAAAATTTTAGATATTATCAAAGATAAGAAAGTATTCATCGTAGTAGATGAAAGTATCTTTATCAAGAACGAAAATAGCAAACGCTATAGACGACTGATGAATATTGCTAAACATAGTCATTATCGCTTGATTTTGAACGGAACACCGATTACTAAAGATGAATGGGACATCTATAATCAGATGAGCTTTTTAAGTCCGAAAATCATTGATATGGACCGTTCCCAATTTCTCAACACCTTCTTTAAGCGGGTAAAATATAAGAAACGTGGTCAGTCTGCCAGAGAATTTTATAAGCTATCTGAGGTAAACATTGATTACTTGCATAAACTGATTAAGCCTTATATTTTTGAATGTAGTTTTCAATTTAACAAAAAGGTTAAGAGTACAAATATCGAGATTATTGCAAGTGAGGAGAACCGTGAGAAATACGAGTTTTCTAAACAAAGACTATTGAACTCGCTTTTTATTGGTGAAGCATGCTTAGAACAATTCCAAAATCTGGCTGTAACTTGCTTTGATGATAAAAACAGACATAAGGAGATTGCTCGTCATTTAAAAGGACAGATAATCGTGTTCTGTACGCTTCTAAGCGAGGTAAATGATATCAGTAAGGAAATAGACTGCTATGTTATTACAGGCGCTCAGAGCCTCTCAGAACGCTCAGAAATCATCGAGAGATTCAAGATTGATAATAAACCTTTACTTATGACAATCGGGACTGGTGCTTATGGTCTCAATTTGCAATTTTGCAATAAGATTGCATTTGCTAGCATTGCTTTTGACTACGGGAAAATTGACCAGGCTAAAAGCCGTATCAGGCGACTTGGTCAGGAAAGAGATATTGAGTACATCTACTTCACTTCTGATTTGGGGATTTACAATATGATACAGGAAAATAATCAGAGGAAGATTGATTTGAAGGAATTGATTATCGAGAGGATAAAGAAAGGAGAACAATTTGAAAACAGTTTATGATATGGCTTTAGAAAGAGTCAAAAAAGCCTTTGATTCATCTGAAAATGTACTTGTCGCATTTTCAGGAGGGAAAGACTCTGGCGTATGCTTAAATCTATGTTATGAATATGCTAAGAAAACAAATCAACTAGATAAACTTGCAGTATACACCCAAGATTATGAAGCTGGATACGATGCTACTTTCCAGTATATAGAGCGTGTGTTTGATAGCATGCCAGAAATAAGAAAATTTTGGTGCTGTTTGCCATACACTGCTGCTTGTAGCGTGTCGATGTTTGAACCGACATGGATGCCATGGAATCCGGAAGAAAAAGATATTTGGGTGCGGACACCACCTAAAAAAGACTATGTTTACACCATGGATAATATCTTCTATGATTTTAAGAAGGGGACTTCTGGGTATCAATTCCGTATTGATTTTGCGCAGGAGTTTGCTAATAAATTTGGTTCAACAAGCGTGATTATTGGACTTAGGCAAGATGAGAGTTTATCTCGTAGGGCCATCATTACTAGCAAGCAACGTAAAAATATGCTAGAAGGACTTTCGTACACGACAGTATTAAGCGACAACGTCACAAACTTTTACCCAATTCACGACTGGAAAACTGAAGATATCTGGGTCGCTAATTATAAATTTAATTGGGATTACAATAAACTATACGACCTCTACTATCAAGCGGGACTTAGTATCCATCAAATGAGAACAGCTAGTCCTTTCCATTCTTCTGGTCAAGATACTTTAAACCTCTACAAAGTTATCAATCCAACAATGTGGTCTAAGATGGTATCTCGAGTAAATGGTGTGAACTTTGGGGGCATTTACGGAGGGACAACTGCAATGGGTTGGAGATCCATCACAAAACCAAAACATTTCACTTGGAAGCAGTATGCGGAATTCCTTTTGTCTACATTGCCAGAAAAGACTAGAAAAATTTATGAAGAAAAAATAGCAAAGTCGCAGTGGCATTGGAGAATGCAAGGAGGGGCAAGAGATGAAAAATTTATCCAGCAACTCGAAAAAGAAGGGGTCAAACTCAGACGGACTGGCAGAGGTTCAGTCGCTTGCAAGGTCAATACTCACAAAGAATTGATTTACATTGATGAAATGATGGATGATACTGACGTTGAGGAGTTCAGAAAAGCTCCAAGCTGGAAAAGAGTTTGTGTTACAATCCTGAAGAACGACACAAAGTGTCTATACATGGGATTTTCAAGAACTAAGTCTGACTTAGAAAAAAGAAAAAACGCAATTAAAAAATATAAGGAGATTTTATAATGCAATCACCGGTATATGATATTAAACGGGTGCCAATTGACAAAATCCAAGCAAACGCTTATAACCCAAACCATGTGGCACCGCCAGAAATGAAGTTACTCTACAAGTCTATAAAAGAAGACGGCTACACAATGCCTATTGTTTGCTATTATCTCGAAGATGTAGATAAGTATGAAATTGTGGACGGCTTTCACCGTTATACAATAATGAAAAATCATAAAGATATTTATGATCGTGAGAAAGGATGCCTACCTGTATCCGTCATTGACAAGCCAATCAGTGATCGAATGGCATCAACTATCCGACACAATCGAGCTAGAGGGAGTCACGATATTGAGTTGATGACTAACATCATCGCTGATTTGGTCGATTCTGGGATGTCAGATTCATGGATCATGAAAAATATTGGAATGGATGCAGAAGAACTCTTGCGTTTGAAACAAATCAGTGGATTGGCCAGCTTATTTAAAGATCGTGATTTTTCTAAATCTTGGGTTGATGAAACTAATTAAATCGTGTATAATTCTAAAAAGGAGTTTTAGAATGACAGAGAAAAAGGTTTCAGCAGCAAAAAGAAAAGCAAACGATAGATGGGATTCTCAAAATAGAGAGAGGAAAAATTATATCACTAAGAGATCAGTTGCTAGAAATTTCATTAAAAACATGGAAGACGAGGACATCCAGGAGTTCGAACAGCTGATTAAAGAAAGGAAAGAAAGAGCTAATTAATAGCTTTTTCTTTATGCCTTGATATTTATTGGGAATTGTTGTATATTGTAATCAATCAAACAAAAGAGGTGTTGTATGAAGAATAGCTACGATAGTGAAGAACTAATAGAAGATGTTCTAGAAGATATCGAATTATTTGGCGAAGATTTCAACGTTTATGCTGTATATTCGTATTTTGAGAAAGTAGACGGTCGATTGATTGATGAAGAATTTATTACTTCTTATGTGGATGCTGATGAACCAACGAGAGAAGAGATAGAAGATGGTCCGTGGGATGAAGATGATGAGAGAGAATTTCAGAAATTAATGTCAAATTATCAAAAAGGTTTGGAATCCCTCAAACAAACTAAGAATGATAAAATGACGTTAAAAGAACTTCTTGAAAAATTAAGATATCAAGACAAAATCTTTAAGGACGATTGATTGTTTTAAAAAAAAAGACCTTGTCCAGGTCGTGGAGATATCGTAGGGACTAAGCCTTTCAAGCATTGACTTGAAAGGCTTTTTGTTTTAGAGCTGTGTTGTTTTTAATTGACCGTGAGAAATAATGGTTTTTGGTACCCAATTTGGTACCCAGATTTATTTTTTATGTATTTTTTAAACATTTGAATTTTTCCAAATTTCCTTTATTTATCTAACTTTGAACACTATTTAACATTTACATATTATTGCATTCATAAAACAAGTTTCTGTTTACCCTATCGCAAAATAATCGCTCTAAGTAGCATTAAATAAGGCTTTCCGAGTTTTCGGAGAGCCTATTTTTTTGTTTTGGTACCCAGTTTGGTCCCCATTTCTAAAATCCGATATAAGTTGCAAATTTATTGGCTACTTCATTCTTTGCTTTTTGGGTGACGTGAGCGTATATATCCATTGTTGTTTGGATATTCTCATGACCAAGTCTTTCCTGGACCTCCTTGATAGTGGCTCCAGCTTCAAAGAGTAAGGAACAATGTGTATGTCTAAATCCGTGAGGAGTTATTCGTTTGAAATCAGGGTGTTTTCTCCAAATTCTATTCAGCATATTATTGACATGAACAACACTTTTAGGTCCTCCATCTTCGTTTTTAAAAAGGAGTCCTTTAGTACTAAACTTGTGCCATTCTTTCAAAACTTCAATTGTCTTTTTATCCAGAGTAATTGTTCGAGCACTCTTTTTGGTTTTTGGTGTTTGGAAAATTAGTTTATTATCTTCACCTTTTGCCAACGTTTGATTAATAGTAATTTGTCCATTTTTTAAATCTACATCTGACCATCTCAAAGCACTGATTTCATTTTTCCTCATACCTGTGAAAGCTAGTAGTCTAAAATAAGTCATCATTTCCACATCATCAAAAGTTTTAACGATTTCAAAAAAATCTTGCAACTCTTCTTTGTTGTAGAATTTTTCCAGTTCATCCGTATTATTTTTTTGTCTTTTAGGCTTTAAGGTCTTTCTCATTGGATTATTCTCGATTAGCTCCATTGAAATGGCATAGTCAAAGATTTGGTTTGCTATGCTGATGATTCCAAAAAATCTTTTGTATTCATCCGCCCATTTATTAACTTGTGTCTGACACATAGATAGAGTGATTTTATTTATTGGTTTATCTCCAAAATTAGGGATAATCCATTTATCTGCAACACTTACTTGACTGACGTAAGTAGACTCTTTGACAGTATGCTTATAATGTCCTTTCCAAACCTCGTAAACCTGCTCAAAAGTTGTAGTAGTATTCTTAGACCTAAAACTTTTCTTCTCGTACTCTGTCAGACATTTGGCTTCAGCAAGTCTAGCTTCTCGCTCTGTCTTAAATCCTCGCCTCTTCGTAATAATCTTTTTATTTGTTAGTGGATCTAAGCCGTGGTATGCCTTAAAATAATATGCAGTAGAACCGCCCTTTTCATACTTTCCAATCATTGATTTTACCTCACTTTTCTGATAAAATGGGTATAGTAAAGAGGGCTTTTTAATGCCATTTACTATACAGGGTATCCTCACACTCAAATTTTGGTGAAGGCGAGTGTGAGGATTTTTTTAAAATTTTATAATACCGTTGACAATAAGTTATAGAAAATTACCATTATGATAACAAATGCAACAAACACAATGCAGCCACATCCATAGGTGCACCCATCTGAATCATCTGCTCCAAAAGTAGTTTTGTTGTAGACTTTATTATAAATCGCTCGTTCTGGATCCTTTACCAATCCAGCACCTTTTTGACCATAATACGGAGATGTAGCTTTTTTGACCTTTCTGTTTATGGCTCCAGTTGTTCGAGAGGAAACCCTCTTTTTTAAATTAGGCGTTCTCACTCCTATTTTCATTTATAATTCTCCATACTTAATTAAGTAATTGCAAATATTCTTCTTTGACCATGATTTCATAAGTCATGGTTTTTAAATTATAGTAATCCATGAATTTCGTAAAGTCAAAGTCAGATGGATCTTCTAGTCTGATTAGTGCATCTTTTACAAGATAATGAATCATCATTCTATCAGCTTCGTTTTCACATCGTAGGCGAGCGTTTTGGTACTCTGAGCGTGTGTGATCCTTGTGTCCCAGCTCATGAAGTAGGACCTTAACTCTCTCTTCTTTGTTGAGCTTACTCGACAAGAAAGCTGTATTGGTTTCTTTTTCATAAAATCCAAGTTCATCTGGCATTAGATTGCCGTCAAAATCGATAATACGAATCTGAAAATGACTTATAATTTCTTTTTCAGTCACTAAGCAATACCTCTAATCACCAGCTTCTTTGAGATAGCCTTCAATGATAGACTGGATGATTTTCTTCTTTTCGTCTGTTAATTCTCGACCACCAAACATCATGACATTTGATGCCATTTCTTCAACATTTAGAACTTTCCCTTGCCATGAATATGCCTTGGTATCATCTGCAAGATTAGGATTTTCAGTACGACCTAATAAGTAGTCTGTACTAACACCAAAATAATCGGCTATTTCTTGTAGTCTATCAGATTTTGGGTTACCTTTTTTTAGACTATAAAGATAATTTGTACTATACCCTAACTTTTCTTCTAAAATATTTAAAGAAATTTTCTGTTTATCAGCCAATTCTTTAATTCTGTCGAATGCTAAGAACATTGATATTTCAACCTTTCTAAGCATTACGAAAAAATATTTTAAAATTAGTTATAAAAACCCTTGACAAAATCTAAAACTAGTTTTAAAATAGTATTCGTAAGCTAAAGAGTTAGCGAACAAGACAACTAAAAAATAAATCCTAATGAAACTGATTGGCGTCCGTTTTCTAGGTATAGCCTTACTTTTAGTAGGTCTTTTCTCTATGTCTATATTCTAAAACTAGTTTTAGAATTTGTCAAGCAGTTCGCTAACTTTTTAGATAATTTTTTAAAAAGGAGGTCAGAAATGAGCCAACAACATAAAAAATGGATTCAGTTAGTTAAGGATAAATTGAATTCAGAAGGAATGACACAAACACATCTTGCTCGTGCTTGTGGAGTGAAGAAACCTACCATTTCAGAATTATTGAAATATGGTAAAGGTAGTGACAAATTAAAGAACCGAGTTTGCGACGTTTTAGGAATTGATGAAACTTGGGTTGAGTTAGGGAAGTAGGATATGAACGAAAAGAAACAAAATAATGATCTCATCAAAGAAATTATTGAGAAACATTTTGAAAATATGGTTGATGATATTATGGCACATACAGAAACCTATTATGAAGCTTTAGGGGCTATTGCTTCCATCAAGGGATGCAATATTCCTGACATGATTCACCTAGCTGATTGTTTGAGGAAAGCTATCAGAAAACGTGCTATGCGACAAAAAACATCTAATCACAACTAGATTTAGAAAGGAATACTATGAACGAAATTTTTAATTTTCACGGGCAGGAAGTCCGTACTTTGACAATTGATGACGAGCCTTGGTTCGTTGGGAAAGATGTTGCAGACATACTAGGATATAGTAAGGCTAGAAATGCGATTGCTCTTCACGTTGATGAAGATGACGCCCTAAAACAGGGCCTCACAGATAATTTAGGAAGGGTCCAAGAAACTATCATCATCAATGAATCTGGCCTCTACTCTCTTATTTTATCCAGCAAGTTGCCTCAAGCGAAGGAGTTCAAGCGTTGGGTGACATCAGAGGTCTTGCCAGCTATTCGCAAGCAGGGTGGATTTATCCGAGAGGATTTGGACGAGGATGCCTTTATTGCTTTATTTACTGGACAAAAGAAATTGCGTGAGCAACAGGCGACCATGCTTGAAGATATTGACTATCTCAAGAGCGAGCAACCAATTCATCCAAGCTATGCTCAATCGCTACTGAAGAAGAGAAAGGCTCGAGTAGTTGCCTGTCTTGGTGGAATTGACAGTCCAGCTTATGCTGATAAACGCTTTGCTCAGTCGGTATTTAGACAAGCTGAGATTGATTTCAAGGAACATTTCAACATTAGTCGCTATGACTTACTGCCAAAAAAATTTGCAGAAGCAGCATTGGCCTATTGGATGACTTGGGAGCCGAGCACCAACACTAAGATGAAGATCATGGAACTGAACGCATATGTTTTATAAATAAAAAAGCACCTAAAAGTTAGGCGCTTGGAAAAATTAACTAATCAAATTATAACACATTAGGAGGCTGTTGTGAATATACTTAGCGAAGAATTTGAAAATGGTATCCGAACAGTTGTAAGAACTCAATTTAAAGAATCGTTCAAAGAATTGTTAGAGCATGAAACAACAGAAAAACGATGGCTTTCAATCGAAAGCGCAGCTAATTATGCCGACTGTAGTGCTAACACTATCAGAAAATGGTTAAGAATGGGATTGAATCTATACAAGATTGACGGAACTAAAAGAATCGATAGAAATGAATTGGATAACTTTGTGCAGTCTCACTTAGTAATTTAAAAATAGAAGGAAGAAAAATGACAGAACCAACTTTATCAAGCCAATTGCTTGGCTTAGCAGTGATTTTCATTGGGATGTTTATCCTAATGGTGCTTACGGCTAAAAATAAAAAATCGGATGAACAAAATGTAGTGATCATTATTGAAGAAACAGAAGATTTCAGGGAAGTTGCTCGAAGAAACCTGAGAATGTGTGACAGAAAATCAACCTATGATACACAGCCTCCTCTAGGACTTCCTTCAGTGATTGAAGACGTGCCACAAGTTTTTAGAGTCTGCATCGATGACTATGACAGACTGGCTAGTGACTACCAGGAAGAAGCAAACAACAATGATTTTCTAAGAAAGCAAAATGCGAATCTTCTAGAAGAAAATGGGCGTTTACTCTACAAAGAAATGACTATGGATTTTCGGAGAAATAATCGGAAATGGGGAGCTAGAGCATAAAAATAACAAAAACTAAAGGAGGGAAGTCATGTCTGAAATCAAATGGATTAAGATTACGACGGATATTTTTGATGATGAAAAGATACGTCTTATTGATGCACTACCAGATCATGATGCAATTTTGGTTATATGGTTTAAAATCCTAGCTCTTGCTGGCAAACATAATCGCAACGGACTTTTGATGATGTCAGATAAAGTTCATTACACTGATGAGATGCTTGCAACAATCTTTCAAAGGCCTCTGAATAGTGTAAGAATGGCTCTAGGGGTATTTGAGCAGTTCGGAATGATTGAGATAATCGATGGCGTCATTACTTTGCCAAATTGGGAAAAGCACCAAAATATTGATGGCATGGAAAGAATCAAGGAACAAACACGAAATCGTGTAGCAAGACACCGTGAGAAACAGAAAAGTCTTGCTCTTGGTAACGTTACATGTAACGTTACAGTAACGAACGGTAACGCACTAGAAGAAGAAGCAGAAGGAGATAAGACTAAGATTAAGAATAGATTAGATAAAGATAAGAATATAACTACTACTAGTAGTGAGAATATCTTAGAACTTTTTCAGTCTGAGTTTCGTAGATTACTATCAGGTTTTGAGATTGAGGAAATCAATCATCTGTTAAAGGAAAATGATGTTGACTTAGTCAAAGAAGCGTTGAGAACTGCCGTTAGTTCAGGAAAACCAAATGTTAAATACATAGGTGGCATTCTGAGAAATTGGCAGCTGAACCAAGTGACGACAGTTGAACAGGTTCACCAATCTCAAAAACGACATCAAGAAAAAAAATCAGAACAGGGGGCTAAGGACGAATGGGGATTTTAGAACTTATCGAGCAATTTGAAGATGAATTTTATCCGATAAGCGATGAAAAGAAGTCACTTCTTGTAAAACAACCTCTTTCTACTGTTACTGCTTGCTTGTCAGATATGGCCAGCTGGCAGGATTGCGGAGGTAAGGTATCATGGTAACTAATGCATTGGAAGAAACGGCTTTATCTTACCTCAGAAATACTGAACAGCAGGATGAAATTTGCGACAAGCACGGCATTCCATTGATTAAAATCCTTCGGACCAATGATGTCCTCTGTCGCTTATGTGAATCAGAACGGATCCATGCAGAGAATCAATTGAAGGTTGATGAGCTGGCTGATGCAGAGCATGAGCGAGAGCGGAGGTTTTATCTTGAGAAATTCTCTCTCTATGATGATGTGCTGAAGAATGCCACTCTTGACAACTTCGACACTCCGACTGAAAAAGAAGCGGAAAAGCTAGCTTTTGCAAAGAGGATTTGTCGAGAGTGGTCTGAAGGTGCCAGAAACAATGTTGTTTTTCAAGGAGAAGCTGGAACGGGTAAAAGCCATCTTGCCTTTGCGATGATGAAAGATTTATCAGAGACCACAAAAGAAATTGCTATCTTTATCAATGTCACTGACTTGTTGATGAAAATCAAGGCGGACTTTAGTCAGGAAGAGTTTCTGGTAAATAAAATTGCTAGTGCAAGGTTTTTGGTCTTGGATGATCTTGGTATGGAAAAGGACAGCGAATGGTCTTTCAGTATCCTTTACAACATTCTCAACAAAAGGGCCAATACGGTTATCACAACAAATCTGACTGCGCAAGAAATTCAGAAGCGATATGGTCGGCCGTTTATGAGTCGGCTGATGAAGGGTGTAGACAATGATCATCTGATGGTTTTTAATGACCTGAAAAATAAAAGGAAAGAGTATTTTTAGAAAGATTGCTATTACTTAGCAACAAAATCAACGTGCCGCGAACCACGTTAAAAGCGAGCTAGAATATGCGTCAGATTTGGACGAATGGCGTATAAAGAGTTTGCTAGCTCTTGTGTCTTTGAGCCATGAGGGGCAAGAGCTGGATTTTTAGTAAAACAAACAGAAGGAATTGGAAGATGAATAAAGACAAAGTTTATATTGAGGGATATGAAGTTGGTTTTCGAATCAATACATTAGGAACTAGAGAGAAGATAATTCAGTTAGTCAGTGGAGAAACCGTAAGTATAGACGAGAACTTCATTTACAAATCGATTGAACAGGAGAAAGTCACAATCCCACAATTTGTGGCTGTATTTATCACAGAACAGAAAAAATTAGGGCATACACTATCCTACTCAATAGACGCAAGCATGTCTGACAGAGTTGCAGAATGGTACTGGGACAATTCAGAAATCTTCGCTCGTGCATGGCTTGACGGCTACGAGGTCGAGGAAGAGAAAAAATATATTGTAACTCTGAAATCAAGTGGACAAAAGTTGTACTATCACACGGAAAATGAAGATTATATTTTCTCTAGCTATGATGGAGTATTCTACTCAGGATATCATACTAAAACAGATCTAGAAGAAAATGGCATGAGTTGGATATTCAATTGTGAGGGTGTGGAAGTTCAGGAGGTGGAGTGATGGAATCATTTGCACACTATTTCAACAAGCACATTGCTAAAAAAATCGAATTAGATGATATTACAATCATTGATTATCATAGTCCAGAATATAATCTAATGTATAATCTAAGATATATTTTCGATAAGAAAAATTCATCTCTGGCTATCACAGGTGATTTTGGCGAGCTGGTTGCAGTAAATTTTAACAATATGGGTAGCTGGGAAGATTTCTATAAGGATTTCACAAACAACGCTGGATATTTTATTGAAAAAATCAAAGCATCTAGTCGAAATCTTTTTGTTTATGATGAAGATGAAGCTAAAAAAATTATTCTTGAGTATTTCTTTGATAATAAGCGATATGAAGACTTAGACGAAAATGATCGATATTATTTTGATGAACTATTTGAATATTTCGATGATCGGCATGGATTCAAACACATTACTGATACTGTTCGAGAATTCCTGAGTGAACAAGATTCAGAATACTATGAGACTCTTGAATTCGCTGGTAAAAAAGTGTCTGAAATAGTGCTTCTCTATTTGGATGCTTATAAAAGAGCGTATGAATCAATAAAAAATGAGGAGGTGGAGTGATGAATAATGAAGTCTTTGAAGAATTAAAAAAACTCATGAGTTATTTTCCCGACTCTTTCATAAATAGACAATTGGAACTTATCCTCATCCCAAAAACGAACACATACTTTCCCTTAAGAGATTGTTTGACAAAGAAGGATGTCATTTCAAATGTCTTGATGTATTGCACTAGAGATATTACCAAAGCTATGCCTTATCAACAACAGAAAAGAAACATTGACTTCTATGTAGATAATAGAACACGCTTAGAAAAATATTTAGGGTTAAGTATTAATGTAAATGTGGTTTATCATTGTTTAGGTAATGGAATTAATAAAGAACTTACACACAGATTTATTGATAGTGGCTTCAATATGGACATGTTATTGAAAGAGATTGAGGAGGTTGAGTGATGTCATGTAGTGAAAGTTTTAAAAAAGAAAAAGAATTGACTGCTACTATTTTAAATCTCAAGATAAAAGTCTTACAAAAGAATGATAAATTGAGCAGTCAATCATTAAGCAACATCAAAAGGCAAGCAAGGGATCTATACGAGTGCCTAGTATGGTTGCAGTATGCTGCGGAGGAGGCAGGTAGATGAGTTATGATTTGGAAATCTTAGCGAAAATAGA